CTGCTCAAGCTCAAAAAGAAATTTCTAAAAGAAAAAAATTAATGAATTGGAAATTCATGTTTATTGGAGCAAATATTGATGCTATTAAAACAGCTGATGTATATGGAATTTGCCCAGAATCTGCGATCCAATATTCACAAAATTGTGAAGGAATTCGAAATGTATTTGGTGCTGCTTCTGATTCAATCAATCATGTTCGTAAAGGAACACGAACAAATCTTACTTTCACTCCGTTACAAAGACATACTTCAAATACTGAAGATACTAAAAATATTAAATTACCTTAATTTACTTTTTTGACTTTACTTTTAAAATTTCTGGCATTCCATTTTTCAATCTTTTACCAGAATATTTATATCCTTTTCTCAATCTACCTGTATTGCCACCAGTTTGAATAATACCTCTATGTTTTCTTGTTTTCTTTGATTTTCTACCACCCCCCAAACTAGGAGGTTGATATGTGCCTCGTTGTGATGCATGTATATCTTCTTCTGTATCTTCATTATGGCGTTCTACTTTCTGTTGTTTATTTATATATCTTTTTACATGATCATTGTTTACTAGATTATTATTTTTCAGTAATTGATATTTTTCTTCTTGTCTCTTTTTTTCTGCTTCTTGTCTCTTTTCTTCTGTTTGTCTCTTTTTTATTTCTTCAAGTTGCTTACTAAATTCTTCGCTTATTCCCTGCCTATTATCTTTATTAGATTCCTCAAAGCTTCCTTCTTTTACTGAACCAATTTTTTTCTTTGTTGGTGGATGTACATAATCCCAATCATTTGCCCTTCTCTTTCTCCTTTTAGTTAATTCTTCGGGTGTAAGACTCAGCATGCTTTCAAACTTTTTCGTTTTTTGTGCTGTCACTTGTGCTTCTTTTGCTTCTTTTTCTTCTCTTGCTTTTTTTGCTTCTTTTGCTTCTTTTGCTACCACTTGATTTTTAGATTCTTTAATAATACCTTCCATAATAAGAGAATACTCTTTATAATTTTTTTCAATCTCATCTCTACTATCATCAATATTAGAATATTGAGGCTTATTAGCAATCTCTTTAGCTATTTCCTCGATTGCATTTTTAAAAAAATCGTTTGCCCATGAAGAAATTTTTCCAGTATATTTATTTTTATCAAAATTTTTAATTTCTCTTGTATCTATTTTAAAAGTTTCAAATTTTAAGTTATCCTTATCTCTAATAATATGAGGTGACACAGCAGCACCAGGGTAAGTGCTAGCAAAATCACTTTTCCTCATTGGAGGAATAGTTGGTGGAATAACATAAACACTATCAAGATCTTGGTCTTTCATCCATTTAGCAAATTGGAGAAAATCAGTAGCAGATGAACCACTTCCACCTCGTTGTTTCCCTCTTTTTTTCAAAACAACAAGACATCTTTTTCTTACTTTATTAGATTTTCTTGCTTTATTAGATTTTCTTACTTTATTAGATTTTCTTGCTTTGGATACTTTATTGGTTTGTTTAACCATTATTTATTATATATATAATAGAATAGATAATATATATAATAAATTTAGAATAAATAATTTTTTATTTTTTTACAGATTTAACTTTTAAAATTTCTGGCATTCCATTTTTTAATCTTTTACCAGAATATTTATATCCTTTTTGCAATCTTCCAGCATTACCTCCAGTTTGAATAATACCTTTATGTTTTCTTATTTTTTTTGATTTTTTACCACCTGTAGTATTAACGAATACTACAACATTTTGTTTTGGATTTTGGAGTGGATTTAATAGAACACTTGTACTTACAGGATTTAATAGAGTAGTTGTACTTACAGGATTTAATAGAGTAGTTGTACTTACAGGATTTAGAATAATAGATTTTTCGGGTTGATAAACAAATTTATCCTTATATTCATCACTACGAACATATTTTTTTTTTAATAAAATCTCATTTTTTAAAAATTTTATTCCTTTTCCAGAATCCATTGTATATGTATCAAAATCTAAAATTTTATCTTCTTCATTTTTTAAAATTGGATTAACTTTTTCAATTGATTCCAACTCGTTTTTAAATTTAAAGTAATCCTTTTTTGAAACTATATAAAAATTTTTATATTTATCAGGAATATGGAATTTACTATTATTATTTTCAAAAATAATATTTTTTTTATCATTAATTGTTGCTGGATATTTTTTATTACTTCCTATTGAAGACATATTTCTATTTATATAATTAGTATAGATAAAAAAACTATGTTGTATATCCAGGTATAAGAGAAGGTAAAGAATTTTTAACAAAAAAGTCAGCAAATACAAGAGAAATAATAGCCATTAATTTCATTAAAATATTTAAAGCAGGTCCAGATGTATCTTTGAGAGGATCGCCAACTGTATCACCAGTTACAGCAGCAGAATGAGCATCAGATCCTTTTCCTCCATAATTTCCTTTCTCAATATATTTTTTAGCATTGTCCCAAGCACCTCCCATATTAGAAGAAGAAATAGCCATTTGAACTCCAGAAATCAATGAGCCTGTTAATAATCCAGATAATGCTTTTATTCCAAATAAAAATCCAAATACAATTGGAGTAAAAATTACTAAAAACCCTGGTAATATCATTTCTTTTAAAGATGCTTGTGTTGAAATTTCAACACATCTTTTATAATCAGGTTTTACATTTCCTTGCATAATACCCGGATTTTCTCTAAACTGTCTTCTAACTTCTTCTACCATTTCTTGTGCTGCTTTTCCAACTGATTTCATTGTCATAGCGGAAAATACATATGGAAGCATTGCACCAATCAACAATCCAAAGAAAGTAAATGAATCTAAAATATTAATTCCTTGATAACTTAATCCAGCTCGTGAAACAAATGCTCCAAAAAGAGCAAGAGAAACTAAAGCGGCGGAACCAATAGCAAATCCCTTACCAATAGCAGCAGTAGTATTTCCAGCGGCATCTAATGCATCAGTTTTTGCTCTTACCGATTCATCAAATCCGACCATTTCTGCTATCCCCCCAGCATTATCTGAAATTGGACCATAAACATCAATTGTTAAACCAATTGTTAAAGTCGATAACATACCAAGAGCAGCAAGTGCGATTCCAAACATACTTGCTAATTGAAAACTAATTAAAATAGTAATAGCTAAAAAAATAACTGGTACTATAGTAGAAAAATTTCCAAGAGCTAATCCATAAATAATATTAACAGCAGCCCCTTTATCACAAACACTCGCTAACTCTCTAACTGGACTATGACTATGACTAGTCATATATTCAGTAAAATAACCTATAATTAATCCAGACCATAAACCACATATAATTGAAATAAAAGCGCCTGTATTAGTAGCTTTATGTGAACACCATGATGGCATATCATCATCCCAAATAAAATTTGAATCTGTGATATTATTAGATAATTCGACACAGAATTTTGATGGTAAAAATAAATACGAAATCATCGCAATTAAAGGTGTTGTTAATAATGTTGACATAATTAATTGAATTTTTAATGATTTTTCAATATCTGCTTCTTTTTTAACTTTATAAAAAATTGGTATTAAAGCAGTCAAAAATCCACTAAATATTCCAATACTTGTAATTAATAATGGAAATAATAATGAACCCCAATATTTATTCAAATCTGGGCTCATGGAAGCAATCACTAAAGCAGCACAAGTTGCCTCAGCAAATGAACCAAAAAGGTCAGCACCCATTCCAGCAACATCACCTACATTATCTCCAACATTATCAGCAATGACTGCTGGATTTCTGGGATCATCTTCTGGAATTCCCTGTTCAACTTTACCAACCAAATCAGCACCAACATCTGCTGCTTTAGTATAAATACCTCCACCAACACGACCAAATAATGCGATTGACGAACCACCTAAACCATATCCAGCAATACATTCAAATAAAGCTTGTCCATTTCCAAGAACATTTAAATCCCAATACAAATGATACAAATTGATTATTCCATACAAAATTAATAAACCAAGAGAACAAAGACAAAATCCCATAACTGCCCCACCACTGAAAGCAGTATTAAATGCCATTGCCCATCCTTGTGTAGCACTAATAGTTGTTCGCGCATTTGTGTAAACCGCAATTCTCATTCCAATATATCCAGATAACATAGAAGTAAGACCACCAATAACAAAAGAACCCGCAGTCAACCCTCCACGAATCCAACACGAACCATCTGTGGATTGAACCATTCCATCAATGATTTTAGATTCACCACAATTTCCTGCACTTCCAACTAAAACAGTAATTATTCCAGAAAACAAAATAATAAATATATACATATATTTAAATTCTTCTTTTAAAAATGCAGAAGCACCTTCCGAAATTGCTTCATATACAGTAATCAATTTTTCTCTGTCCCATGATCTTTGATTTTCCAACAATTCAAAATAATGATCATTTTCATAAATTTTTATTTTCCTAATTTTTAAATACTGATATAAGGCAAAAAAAAGTCCAAGAATACCAGAACTACAAATTAAGATAGTAATATATTTATCACCAAGTATTGGTGCAATAGGGGAATAATCAGTAGAGTTCATTTTTAATATTTTATATTTTATTATCTTTAATCCATTTTAATCAATTTTTAATTTAATTTTATATAATATGATTAAATTAAAAATTACTTATATTATAATAATTTTTTCATTACAATAAATTCTTTAGATATTTTTTTAAAATTATATTTATTAATAATCAAAATTTTTTTCTATTATTTCAATTATTTTTGGAATGTTAACAAAAAAATGTTTATCACGATTTCTATAAATATGTTCTAAATCTATATCTCGTGTATCATCATTCTCATATTGACATATATCTATATTCAATCTTTGTAAATATTTTTGATATATAACAGGAAAATCATAAATAAAAGAAAAGCCTTTAGGATTTATAATTAAACATAATGATTTTGAAGGAATAAAAAATGAAGATATTATACCAGCTCCATGCGGTGAAATAAACAAAGATACATTATTTAATAAATCTAATTCATCTTTTAAATTAAATTTTTCAAATTTAATTAATTCAACATTATTAAATCGTGAGTTTAAGACATTTACTAATTCTCTTTCATTTCTAACTCTACGATGTTTGGCATTTTTTCTAGATAAGATTACAATTTTATTTGGATTTTGATTTTCTTCAATATTATAAAATTTAAAATAAATTTTTTTAATTAATTGAATAAATTTTTTATTTATAGATTCATCAATTATTTCATGATTTTCATACTTATGCCAATTTGTGAAAGAAATTGATTTTCCAATTCCTAATGTACTAATAACAATATCGGTAAATAATGTTTTATCTGGATAATAAGATAAAAATTTAACTTCGTGTTGTGTATATGGTAAAAAATATTCGCGATGTTTATTAATTATTGTTTGTTGTTTATTACTTTCTTCATGTGATCTTAAAAAAATAATATAATTATCACGATTAATACTCATAGAAGAATTTTTCAAAATTTGTTGATCAATTAATATCATTTTGATTATGGGAATTAAATTATCTATAAAAAAATGTCCAATATTATCTAATGACATAACTTTATATAAATAAACTTTCTTCGAAATAGTATTTCTTGGTTGGATATCTCTTGAATTTTTTTCAAAAAGAATTTTACAATCAGTTGGAAAAATCAATCCATTATTATTATATAAAAATTCCTCATTAATTATATTTTCATCATTATATCTGTTTTTTTTCTTTGTTTTTTGAATTTTGTTATACAAAATATTTTTACAATTATAAATATTTATGGGATTTCTTCTAATTTCATACGGGATACTCCTAGAATCTAATGTATTAAAGTTTGATAGATAACTCATTTATATTTATTTACTCTATATATAATTATATAGTAATTAAACATATGAATATTATAGAAGTTTCATTAAAAAATATATATGGGAAAGTTGTTTGTAAATCTAATTCAATTGATACAAAATTTGGCCAATATCCAAGAATTGGTTGGGTTAATATAAATGGTCAAACTATGAAGAGACGAAATATAAAATATAAAATTATAAAATTAGAAGAATCGCCACAATATGAATTTTTATGTAAAAATACAAATTATTATAAAGAATATATGAATGTGACTGGATGGATAAGTGGATATGGAAGAGAGAGAAAAAATGCAGTTAAAAATTTTGAAAATTTAATAAAAAACTTTGATGAAAAAAAAATGACACAAATAGATTGTGTTATTGAAGATGGTAAATATGTTTTAGTGGATGGATTACATAGATGTTCAATAATGTTTTATAAAAATCAAGATAAATTAATTAAAATAAATATAATTAGATGTAAAGATTTTATATCATTACCGCGTAAATAAATATAATTGTCTTCCATGATTACTTGGATCATCATAAGAATGTTCACTAATTATTTTAACATTTGTATATAAACTCTTTAATAAATGTAACTGAGATACTGCTTCCCTTCTATTATTTGCTTCATAAAACATAGTATCTGATAATTGAGAAGCAAATGTATATAATCTTTCCCATTTTTTAACCCAAGAACCCATTGATAATACAATAACTGCGTCAATTTTTCTTTCCGAGGGAATATAATTATTTACAATATTAATATCATGTTTATCAAAATCACATACATAAAAACTTAAATCATATTTATAATAACTATTTAAAGCATTTGCACAATTAATACATCTTGGATCATAATCTAATCCAATACCAGATTTTACACTTTTACCTAATTGCATCAATAATCCACCAGTATTACAACCAAAATCAATAATATTTTTATTTTTAAAATCAAAATGTTGTTTCATAATATCAAAACGAATTTTATTATTTCGTTGTCCTTTTACTTCATATTGTCCAAAATTTAATGTGTGATAAGCGGCTGGGAATGCTTCCCCATTGGGAAAATTTCGTATTCCATACGATTGTTTCGTATGTTTACATAAATTGTTAATTTTATTACAATTAGATTGATTAAACATTGTATAATTCTTATTTGTATAAATATATATTATAATAAAAATTATACCGAATACATAAACAAAAATATAATTATATGTGATATTAAATATAGAGATAATGTCTAAAGATACAAAAAAAATTAGGATAATTAAATATAAAAATCCAGAAATTTATGATGTTTTAGATAAAATTCCGTTATTTGATGGAATGAGAAATCACCATTTTGGTGAAATTGTCCGATTTAAGAACAATTCGCTTGCCCAAATTATTAAAAAAAGAAAAACAGGTAGAAAAGCATTAGTATTTATTAGTTCTAAAAATGCATCAAATTTAACAAAATTAATTTATCATCAGCGAATGAAATATATAAATTGGCCAAAATTAACTGATAAAAATTTTAGTTCTAAAATAAAAAAAATTTTTGAAGATTTACATTATACTAAACCAACAAATACTTACGTAAATAAGGAAGCGTGTAATGCAACATATGGGAAAATTAAATTAGGATTTTATCAAAAAATTGTAAGTTCTTATTTAATATATGGTCCATATAGAGGATTATTAGCATGGCATGGACTGGGCTCGGGTAAAACATGTACTTCAATTGATGTATTAAATTCTTTTATATTAAAAGTTCATTTTAATAATGAATTTTCAAATAGTATTTTGTCAAATAAAAATAGAGATGAATTAGATATTCCAATATCACCAAAAAAAATATATGTTGTAATTCCACCAGTTAAATCATTAGAAGAAAACTACCGAATGGAGATATCTAAAACATGTCCATCAATAATTAAAGATTTTGTTGAAAATTCACAATTTAATAAAGATGGTTCGAGACCTAAAAAAGATCCAACAAATAGAATTATTAATAAATATGTTAAAATTATTTCCTATGTTTCATTATCAAATAGAGTAAAAAAAGGGATAATTAAATTAGATAATTCTCTATTTATATTAGACGAAAGTCATAATTTATTATATCCAGCAAAACGATACAAACAAGAATATGATTATCTAGTAACAAAACTAAAAAGTGCTAAAAATATAAAAATATTATTATTAACTGCTACCCCAATTTTTAAATCCATAACAGATTTACCACGTCTTATAAATATAATGAAATATAAAGATGAAAAACAACTTCCCGAAACAGAAGATAAATTTAATAATAAGTATTATAATATTTTTGGACAATTAAAAAGCAAGAAATTATCAAATGATGTAAAAGGATATATTAGTTTTTTTGATATTGAAGATGATATTTCACTTTTTGCGATAAAAAAAATAATGAAACCATATATTACAAAAATTGATGAAGATCATTTTTCACGATGGGAAAAAACACACGAAAGAGAACAAAAAAAATATGAAATTATTAACTCTAATGATATATATGATAAAAATTTTAGAAATGAAAAATTTACAAATGCTGTATCTGGATATTATAAAAAAGCATCAGCAATGAGCAATTTACCTTCAGTATATTCGCGAAAAGGTATATATCCAGCAAAATTTCATCGTTTATTGAAAAATATTGAAAAATACGATAAAGAAAAACATTTTATTATATCTCGTCATAAAGCTGCTGGAGCAAATGGTATAGGTTTTTTCCTAGAAACAAAAGGATGGAATAGATTAAGTAATAATAAAAATGATCATGGAACAAAAAAACCAATCACAAAAATACAAATTGTTCAAAAATTATCCGATTTGGATGAAAAATTAAAAATAAAGACAATTACTCAAAATAATTATGATAAAAAAAGAGAAAAACTTTTTGAAAAATTTGAAGGAACTCCTTATAAAAGTTTCTTAATATTTAATAGTTCAAGTACTGCCAAAGCAATTAGTCAAGGAAGAAAATTTTATAATATAGAAGAAAATACTGATGGTAAATATGCTCGTATATTTATTGGAGATGAAAAATTTTCAGAAGGTGTATCGCTAAGTGATACATTACACGTTCATTTATTTGAACCGTTTTATTCTTTACAAGGTGAAAAACAGGCAATTGCTCGTGCTGTAAGAAAATGTTCTCATAAACGACTTCCATATAAAGACAGAATTGTCAAAATTCATAAATATTATAATAAAAATATCAATAACAATAAAATGACAGATGGCTTTATTTCTAAGTATGCTTTAAAAAAACAAGAAGTTTTACAAAAAATTATAAATAGTACAATTTATGGGGCGTTAGAAAATTAAAAGAAAAGAATTTATCAAAATTATAACGAAATGGATAATAAACTTTTGATAAGTCTTGCTGAAAAAATTGACAAACTACAAAATAGTATTGATAAATTACAAAAAGAAATTGAAAAAATGAATTTAAATCAAACCAAAATGACACAACATATTGATTTTGTAGAAAATATATATGAAAATATTAAACATCCATTAGGATATGTTTGTCATAAAATCTCTTCTGTTATCGGAAATGAAATTGAAAATCCGAATACTTTACCAAGTATTCAAAATGGTGATGAAATTTTTACAAAAAATTAGTACTAATATCTTTTTTCACAAATTTCCCATTATTATTAAAAATTTCAATAACTTTAATTGGAGAATTTTTAATTTCATTTTGATGTTTAGATAAATTACATTTTATTTCATAATAGTTTTTAAAAAATTCTTCATCAATTCTTTTATTTTTATGAAAAACATCATTAAACATATCTTCTATTATTAATGACATGTCATTAACATTTTTTAAATCTTGGACATTATCATCTAATACCTTTCTTTCAATATTAATAAATTTTTTTTTTAAATTTTCCAAATATTTTTTCACAATGACTAAATACTTTAATCCCTTCTTATAATAATTTATTTTAGTTGATAAAATAGAACTTCTAAAATTAGATATTGATTCTAATTTATCTAATGACTCATAATAAATTTGTTCATCTATATCAATATTTTTTAATTTTGGTTTAAAATAATTTATCTCTTCTATCAAATTATCAGCATAATTCAATTCATTACATATATTTTCATAGAATTTCAAAAATTTAATATCATATATATTTATTTTTTGTAATTTATCTATTTTGTTTTTTGTTTTGTATAATTTTTTTGTTGACATATCTTGACAATCACTTTCAACTGAAATATTTTCTATTTCACTCAATTCTTCTTGCAATAATTCTAATTTCTTTTGTTGTTTCTTCTTTTTTTTTTTCTTATCTACAATAATCGAACTATCTGTTATATTTGAAAATTGAACATCAATTGAACCATCTTCGAAAATTAATGTACTAATTTTACCTTCTAAATTTTTTGCGTCTTTTACAGATGTTATTTCTTTATTTTCATAAAAGATTGTAGAAAATTTTGAAATATCAAATGATTTTAATTTCTGTCTTTCCATTTGTATTTTTAAATTAATTATTTGTTTTAATAAACTATTATTAGATGTATTCTCTTGCCTAATTTCATTAGCAGGATTTTGCAAACACCTGTTATTTCTATAACTATTAATATTATTTTCTACTTCTCGAATAATATGTCGTTTTATATGATTTAATTTTTTAGATAATTGTTCTAAATTGTTACGAATTTTTTCTTTATCTTGTGTAATAATTTCTGCTGCTGCCGTAGGCGTTGGAGCAATTTTATCTGCTACATAGTCACACAATGTAATATCGCGTTGATGACCAATCCCACTAATTATCGGGATTTTTGAATTAAACACACCTTCTATTACTTTTTCACTATTAAATCCCCACAAAGCTTCATCTGAACCTCCACCACGAGTAATAATTATTAAATCTAATTTTTTGTATTTATTTAAATCAATTATAGCACACTTAATATCAGTATCACAATCTGTACCTTGAACTTTAGTATCTCGTATTATAATAGTATTACCATAACTTCTTCTTTTAATAACTGAAATAATATCTCTTATTGCAGCACCCTCTATAGCCGTAATTATTCCAATTCTTTTATTAGTTTTCTTTAATTTTTTTTTCTTATCATTATCAAAATAACCTAATTTTTCATATTTTGATTTTAATTCTTTGAATTGTATATGAAAATCACTTTCTTCTTTTTTACATATCGCCATACTTTGAATTAATAAAGAAAAAGTATTTTGTTTTTTATAATGTGATAGATTACTAGTTATTTTTATAATATCGCCATTTTTTATTATAGGAAATCTTCTTCTCGTTGGAAATCTAGCCAAACAACTGATTTTTGTATCTTTATCTCTTAAGTCGAAATATAAATTTCCATTGTAATTTGGATTTCTATAATTGGTTACTTCACCTTTTATAAAAAGTGTTTTTTTACAATATGGTTGTGAAAAAATAGAGATTTCTTGAGATATTTGAGAAATTGATTTATATTGATTCTTTCTTTTAGTTTTTTCTTTAGAAATACTCATTATAATATTATAAAATGTTTCCAAATTATTATTTAAATTTAAACTTAAATATTTAAATCATTTTCTCAATTTTTACGTAAAGTATTATTTAAACACCATTCATAAGCATTTTGAAATAATACAAACCAAGGAGAATAATTTGTATTGACTAAACTTTTTTCAAAATATTGGGGAGACCATGGTAATTGCCACTTCAAAAAAGTTCTTTCAGGATGAGGCATCATTGCTAAATGACGACCATTTTTTGAACAAATTGCAGCAACACCATTTAATGAACCATTTGGATTTTCAGGATATGTTTCAGTCACTAATGATTTATTATTAACATATTTTATTGGAGTATATGTATTATGGAAATCTTTATCAAATCTTCCTTCACCATGAGCAACCCATACACCCATTATCAAATCTTCCATATCCTTTAACATAATAGCATGTGATTTTGAAATTTTGATGGTTGAAAAACGAGACTCAAACCGTTTAGACAAGTTTTGTTTTAACTTAAATTGTTTATCACCAACATAACCTAATAATGTCATCAGCTGACAACCATTACATACTCCAAAACTAAAAGTATCTGACCTATTATAAAAATCATCAAATTGTTTTCGTATTTTTAAATTATTTACTATTACATTATACCATCCAATTGACGATCCTAAACAATCAGAATAACTAAAACCACCAACGAATGCAATTCCACGAAAACTACTAAGTAAATCATCATTATTTAATAAATCTTGAGTAGTAATATCCCATGTTTCAAACCCAGCCATATGAAATGCGGAAGCCATTTCTCGTTCTCCATTAGAACCTTCTTCTCGTAATATAGCAACTTTAAATGTAATATCTGGAATATGATGATTCAATAAGCGTTGTACAATTACAGAAGAGCAATTATAAGAAACATCAGTTGTATTTAATAAAGATTTCATTTCAGACATAGCTAAAGATTTTCCTATTTGTTTAATTTCTAAAACAAAACTAGTTTTTTCCCATAATTCTTGATAATATTTAACTGAATTATATAACAATTGTTGTTTGTTACAATTAACCTTTATTACAGATTTAGCAGTTGTTTTACCAATTTTATAAGTTGGTACATATTCGGATAATTCTGTGATCAAGTCTGAAACATATTCATCTTCAATTTCAATAACTAATCCTAATTCCTCATTTAATAAATACTCTGTGGGATTTCCTTCAAATGAAATGTTAAAACCAATTCCAGATGATATTGACATTTCTAACAAAGTTGTTATTAATCCACCATCACTTCTATCATGTCCTGATAAAATTTTACCATTTTGAATATATTCTTGTATTATATTAAAAACTTGAACAAAATTTAATGGTTTTTCGAAATCAGGACAATTCGAACCAATTTGATTATAAACCTGACATATAGAAGAACCACCAAGTCTATTTTTACCATATCCTAAATCAACATAAACTATATTAGTTTTACTATGTTTAAAATTAGGTGTAACTTTTTGATAAATGTTTGGACAAGGAGCATAACTCGATAATACTAATGTTCGGGGTGATTTTATTCTCTTGTTGTCAATAGATACATACATAGAAACACTATCTTTACCACCATCAATACCAATTTTTAATTTTGTTAATAAATTACTCAATGATTTAACTGCACAATATAAATGATAATTTTCCTCTTCTATTTTAGCAGGCCACATCCAATTACCAGATAATTTTATATCTGTAAATTGTGTTATTTTTACCCACAATAAATTCGTTAAACATTCTCCTACAACCATTCTTGCCATGATAGCAGGATTTAACAAACCTTTTATTGGTTGTTCCCCAATAGACGATGCTACTCCTTTAATATCCATATGACTTTGAGCAACTAAAGCAAAATTTGATAATGGTGTATGAAATGGACCAATACATTGTTGTTGTGCAATTAAGCCGGTTACGCTACGATCTACTTTATTTGTTAAAAAACGTTTCGAACCAACTGATAATAATTTTAAAACTTTTTGTAAAGCAGTTGAAAAATTTATATTTGAATGGTCAAATTTATTCAAATTTATTTCTTCCGTTTTCATCTTAAATTCCTTTTGAGGAATATTTCCTAATACTCTGTCAATATCCAAATCAACAGGAATTTTTATATCTTTATTCTTACTATCTTTGACCCGAACTCTATTATTATCTGTAATTGTTCCTACACAACTAAATCCAACTTTTTCTCTCAAACATAAATTTTCTATATAACTCAAATTTCTTTCTTCCACTAAAATAGTTATTTGCTCTTGATATTCCGCACACCATGTTTCCAATGTTGATAGACTTGTATCACCAAGTGTAACATTATCTAAATTAATATCAGCACCATATGGTTCTATTATCTCTTTCGTTACATTCGCCATTCCACCAGCCCCTTGATCATGTATTGATACAATTGGATTAACTTCCAACAGATTAACACATGCTCTAACAACACGAGAAACTTTATTTTCCATTTCCGCATCTCCTCTTTGAACAGCATCTTGATAAATAGATAAATTTTTTATTGATTGTAAATTACTTGACGCAGAACCACCGCCTAAACCAATTCTATATGCTGCACCACCAATACGAACAATTTTCATTCCCTTTTTTGGAATATTTTTACGTAAATGGTCATCATAAATAAAACCTATTCCACCAGTAAACATAATTGGTTTAATCCATTCAATCCTTTCTTGATTTATATTTTGACCAAAAGATCTAGCAAAACCCAAAATAATTGGTTCTCCTATCTTATTACCATAATCCGATGCCCCATTACTTGCTTCTATTAAAATTTTATCAGCTTGTAAAATAAAACCTTCTTTAAATTCACCATCTTCCCATTCTAAATTATAGTGATCCAAGTTTAAATTACCCACACAATAACCAGCAGTTCCTGCTATATTTAATCCACCTCGACCAACACATAAATTATCCCTTATTCTTCCACCAACTCCTGTAGCAGCAGCTGGAAAAGGACAAATTGCTGTTGGAAAATTATGAGTTTCCGCTTTTAATGTTAAATTCATTACAATTTCTCTTTCTATAAATTTAGATGAAAACAAATTTTTTTCTGGACATAAAGTTCGTATTTTATAGCCTCTAATAGCACTTGCATTATCTGAAAAAGCAATTAAACTATTATTCTTATTATTTTTTAAAGGTTTTTGAATCAAATCCATTAAACTATGCGGTAAAATATTACCATCTAATCTTAATCTTCCACGAAATAACCAATGACGACAATGTTCGCTATTTGATTGAGATAAATCAAATAATTCTACATTTGTAGGATTTCTCTTTAATTCGTCATAAAATATGTTACTATATAATTTAATATCATCATTATCAAATCCCAATGAAAATGACTTGTTAAAATTATTTATATTATCTTTCGAAATATAAAAAGGTTCTTCCCGTGTTTTAACAAATTTTAATGTATCTTTATCATATACACATTCAGACATTATATCATATTCTACTAATTTGTTATATAAATGCGTTCGTTCAATACTTGATATACACGTAATATTACTACTTTCTAAAATTTTAAGAACATTAGTACACCAGGCTGTTTTAAAATTTGGTTTTGGTCCAATTTCAACACAAGATGTATATCTCCAGAATTTAGTATCTGATAAATTATAAATAATTTTTGATAATTTTTTTTTAATAGTAGAATATTTTTCTAAACTATTGACATAATATTTATATCCAATTAAATTTGATTTTTTTTCATTCAAATAACGATAAAATATATGAGTGTTCATCTATGCTTTAAATATAATTTTATTTCTTTATATTTAACAAAATGACATTATATTTAAATATTAAAAATAATTAATGGCTAATATCATTTGCGGAAAACAATTAAGTAAAATATTACAAAAAAAAATAAAATCCGAAGTTGATTCCTTTTTTAAAAAATCTAAAAGATATCCATTAATGGTATTGATTCAAGTTGGAAAAAATACAGAATCATCATCATATATTAAATTAAAAATGAAAGCGTGTGACAGAGTTGGAATTTTACATCAACATATAACTTATGATGAAAATATTACAACTGATGGTATAATCAATGCTATTAATTTATATAATGAATCTGCTAATTATGATGGAATTCTCGTTCAATTACCATTACCGAAACATTTAAATAAAAAACTTATTGTAGAATCTATAAATCCAAATAAAGATATTGATGGATTTCATTCTACAAATATATCAAAATTACTATCTGGAAATGATATTGATACATTCATGATTCCACCTACACCTATGGGATGTTTACAACTTATAGAACACGCTGACGTTCCACTCGTTGGAAAACATGTTGTAATCATTGGAAGAAGTAATCTTGTAGGTAAACCACTAGCATCATTATTATTATCATTTGATGCTACAGTTACTATATGCCATTCAAAAACTAGAAATATTAAAAACATTACAAAAAATGCTGATATATTAATAGTTGCAGTTGGTAACCCCCATATGGTTAAAGAAGATTGGATTAAACCAGGGGCATGTGTAATAGATGTAGGTATTACTTATCTGGATGATAATACAACTAAACGGGGATATAAGATATATGGCGATGTTGATTTTGAAAATGTAAAAAAAATAGCCGGTCATATAACAACAGTTCCTGGAGGAGTTGGTCCAATGACTATTACAATGCTTTTATATAACGTATTAAAAAGTGCAAAAAATACTATTTAAGAATTTAAAAGATACATATCTTTATACAAAATCAATGAATAAATTAGCTTTATTTAGTGTATCTAATAAAACAGGTGTTTCGAATTTCGGTAAATTTTTAATTAATCAAGGTTACAAAATATTATCAACAGGTGGAACTTATAAAACATTAGTTAATAATCACGGAACAGAAAACATTATTAAAATAAGTGATTATACAAATTTTAATGAAGTATTGGGAGGAAGAGTAAAAACATTACACCCTAAAATTCATTCTGGCTTATTATCTGATCATACAAATCCAGAACATTTAGCTGATATGGTTAATAATGATTATAATTTTATTAATATTGTTGTTGTTAATTTATATCCATTTGAACAAACTGTAAGTAATCCTGATGTAACTGAAGATGAAGCAATTGAAAATATTGATATTGGGGGACATACTTTAATAAGATCTTCTTCTAAAAATTATAAAAGAGTATTAATTATTACTGAACCAAGTGATTACGAATATATTACAAAAAATTGGAATGAAATTGATGTTGAATTTAGAAAAAATATGGCAAAAAAAGCATTACATCACATTACTAAATATGATATGGCAATTTCCAGTTATTTCAATAAAAACATTACATATAGGCACTATACAGAGCATATACCTTTAAAGTATGGATGTAATCCACATCAAAATATTTCATCAATTTGTTCAATTAATGATAATTTACCAATTAAAATGTTAAATGGAACTCCAGGATATATTAATCTTTTAGATGCCTTAGGTTCTTGGCAACTTGTAAGTGAGATTGAAAAAACTACTGGTATCATTGCAGCAGCATCATTTAAACATACTGCACCGGCTGGAGTAGCTATTAATAAACCATTAACCGATTTAATGAAAAAAATTTATGGAGTTGAAAATTATGATTTAACACCATGTTCAACCGCATTTATACGAGCAAGAAATTCTGATCCTATGTCATCATTTGGAGATTTTATTGCTATTAGTGGTATTGTTGATAAAACAACTGCTCTTTTGATTAAAAGAGAAGTTTCTGATGGAATCATTGCTGCTGGATATACAAGCGACGCTTTAGATATATTAAAAGCAAAAAGACGTGGAAGATATTTAGTAATTGAAGCAAATAAATCTTATATTAATTTAGAAAATAAAGAATTTAGAGAAATGTTTGGAATTACACTTATGCAGAAACCAAATACTATGCCTGTTGGAAAAAATTGTTTTGAAAATATTCAAACTGAAAAAAAAAATATACCAGAAGATTCTCGATTAGATATGATAATTGCAAATATCACATTAAAATATACGCCTTCTAATTCTGTATCTTATGCTACAAATGGACAAGTTATTGGTATAGGGGCAGGACAACAAAATAGAGTAGATTGTGTTAAACTTGCTGGCGATAAAGCTCTTAAATGGATATTACGACAACATCCAAAAACAATTAACTTATTTAATTATTTTAAATCAACAACAAAAAGACAAGAAAAAATTAATTGTTGTATGCAATATATTAATGGTAATTTTTCAAAAATAGAATTTAATGATTGGTTAAGTAAATTTAATTCTGAATTTAAATATAATGAATTAACTGATGATGAAAAAAATGAATTTATAAAAAATTTCCATCATGAATTAAGTTTATCATCTGATGCTTTCTTTCCATTTAGAGATAATATTGATGAATGTGCTAAAAGAAATGTAAAATATATAATTCAACCGGGTGGAAGTATTGCTGATAAAAGAATAATTCGTGCTTGTAATGATTACAATATTGCTATGTCAATGACTGGAACCAGATTATTTCAACATTAAAAATTAAAATGTTTTAAAAAACAGGAATAACAATTTAAATTTAAATTTATTTATTAAATAAATAAATTTAAATGGAAATAAAAATATTACAACCTAATGATTTTCATCATCATTTACGAGATAAAGAATTATTACATTTTAATGTAGAACATTGTTTTAATAAATTTAGAAATGTTATTGTTATAATCTAATTCCACCAATTATTACTATCCATCAAGCATTAGATTATCGTAAAAGAATAAACAAATATAATATAAAAAATGGAAATCCATTAATGACATTATATCTAAATGAAAATATCAATATAGAAGATATTCGTAAATTTAAACACCATCCAGAAATGATTGGTATTAAATATTATCCAAAAAATGTTACTACTAATTCTCAAAATGGAATTAATAATATTAAAAACATCTTTTTCATATTAAAAGTAATGGAAGAAGAAGATATACCATTATTAATACATGGTGAAACAAATAATCCAAAAATAGATATCTTTAAAAAAGAAGAATATTTTATAAAAAACGAATTACAAATAATTATCAAAAAATTCCCAAAATTAAGAATAGTTTTAGAACATATTAGTACAAAAATAGCAGTTAATTTTGTATTAAAATATAATAATATATATGCCACAATAACACCACATCATTTAGTATTAGATAGAAATGATATATTTTATAGAGGTATTCATCCACATTTATATTGTTTACCTATTTTAAAAAAAAGAGAAGATAAAATGTGTTTAATAAAAGCAGCAATTAGTGGAAATAGTAAATTTTTTTTAGGAACAGATAATGCTCCACATTTAGAAAAAGATAAGATATCGAGTTGCGGTTGTGCTGGTATATTTAATAGTCCGGTAGCAATTGAAATTATAACTGAATTATTTGATAAAAATAATTCATTATATAATTTAGAAAAATTTATGAGCACAAATGGATGCGATTTTTATAAAATACCTTACAATAAAGAATATATTTGTCTTAAAAAAGAAGATTGGATTGTACCCAATAGATATGGAAACTTAATTCCATTATACAATGGGAAAAAAATTAAATGGAAAATTAAAGATTGTTGAAATATAATTTCTTAATTAATAATTTCATTAATTTTATCCAACAATAAGTTTGATTTTAAGTATTTATAACCATATTTTAAATTTTGAGATTTAAACATTGAATTCAATTTTACATAAAAACTAAAATCATATGGATATGTCATATCATATTTATAAATTGAATAAATTGTAATATTTTCAGATTTTTGTTGAATAATTTTATCAATCGTTTTTGTTGTTAATTGTTTTTTAATATTTAATAATTCCCTTTTAACATATTTTTTATATGATTTATTTAAATCTTCTTCTATTCCAAATTTATAATCAATCATTTGTGCTAACTTTTTTTTGTAACTTGGTATTTTTAAATGTGATACACCAGTTAAAATTATAATTTTATCATTATTTTTTTTTAATATTTTAGTTAATTCTGTAAAATATATATTTATCCATTCACAAGTTTGACACGCTTTTTGAATTTTTGAAATAGACTTATAATGTTTTTGAATTATTTCTTTTTTTATTTTATCTGTATCAATTAAAATAATTTTATCTTCATACATTTTTTTTAATTTATGTCCCAATGTTGTCTTCCCTGAACCAATATTTCCAACAATATGAATTATCATTATATATTATAATATTATATAATATAATATATAATAAAATATCAAAAATGAAGAACGTAAAATTATATATTAATCATCTTTTTAGTAAAGATGTATCATCTATAATGATTAACTATCTTACATTTGAATGTAAAACTTGTGATACTAATATTTTCATGTTTACAAGTAATGACATAATTATTTGTCCAATCTGTAAAATAGAATTTTGTACAAATTGTAAATTACAAAAAACATGTTGTCAAGAAAAAACTTGTTCACAAGATTTTATAAAATATTGTAAGAAATGTTTTATGTAAAATAAATATTAAAAATGATTTATGGAAGATTTAAATAAATTAACTATTTAACAAATTAAACTATTTGACAAATATGGCTAATACTACATCACATTATACTTTTTATTTAGTTGGGGATGGAGGAGTAGGAAAAACAAGTTATTTACAACGTCTCACTACAGGTCATTATCTACAACCAAATCAAAATAATGATATAATATATGATGCAACTTTTAATACTAACTATGGTCGTAAAAATATTTCATTTATTGAAATGAATAATTGTAATCATTTTGATTGCGATGGTGTAATATTTATGTTTGATAAAACTGAAATGAATACATTGAATAGAATTGGAAGATTAATGGAAGATCATTCAGAATATATTGACAATTTTGTTTTATGTGGTAATAAATCTGATTTAAGAAATACATCACTATCACCAGATTTATTTAATTTTCCAACTATTCCAAATAGACAGTATTTTGATATATCTGTTCGTTCATTATATAATTTTGAAAAACCAATTTTATCACTTTTACAACAAATACAAACTAATAATAATATTAATGGAAATAATTTAGTTTTTATACCAAATCATATAAATGCCGCAGAATTTTTAGTATAAATTAATTAATTAAAATATTTCGGGACTTTAAGTTTTGAAGTTCAAGATTATATTTCTTCACAAATTATTTTTAAACGCACTCATATACACCTTTATCTAACAATGTGTATTTAAAATTTCATATATACGAGTTAAATCTTCATTTGGGGGAATTTGAACATTATTATTGCTTAAAATTTGTCTTACAGGAATAATTTGATTATAAAATTTATAATTACAAGCCTCACGTAACATTAAAATTTTACCCTCTACAGACAAACCAGCGTATAGTCCTTTACTTTTAGAATAACTGTACATTGGTTCCACTCCTCGTGTCGTTAAACCCAATGCAACTTCTGCATCTCTTCCAACTGGCCCAACAGAGATTGAAGCTTCTCCTCCTAATGTTACTTGATTACTTTTCATAAATTGTTGAACAGCATCATCAGTATTTAATACAATTATTACATCTACTTTTTCCAATCCTAATTGTAATCCAATACTTAATCCACACATACCAACAGCCGAAGGACCCGACCATTGTTGTCCCTCTTGTGATTGATTATCTTGTGATTCATTATCTTGTGATTGATTATCTTGTTTAATTAAAATAATTCCTGTACCCACAGAGCCATTAATTATTAATCCTGTTTTAACAATTGTTAATATAACAATACCTTTAGCATCTTTTAATATTTGTTTAGGTATTTGTTCATCTACCTTAATTAAGGCAGGATTGATATATTCTTCCAAAGATTGGCGAGATTGTTTTAAAATTCCCTCCATACTTACTCTAGTTTCAAATGTTGATATTAAACCATTAATATTCATATTGTGATATAATCAGATGTATTAATAATAGATAATATTATATTTTATTATATTTTATTTATATCAAAATAATTTATTTTTTAATTGAATGATTAATAAAAAATAAAATCGATTAATTACTGATTTAATAATAATCAATAAAATTGAATAAAATAAGATAAGATTTAAATACAAAATGAATTCTAAATATATTTCAGTTACAATTGAAAATTTTCAACAAGATACTAGATTATGTACTCTATCATTAACAAACAAATTATCAGGTATTTTATTATTTAAAATTGAAGATAATAGTGTTATCCGAACCATTGGTGAAATTTTAAAAGAAATGCCAAATTATCATTTTCAAAATAATAAGATTTCTACAGATAATTTCAGATTTATTTGTAATACGAGTGAAAATGTAATTTGTAGTACTATTTTTGAACAAATTCAAAAACGAAATCAAGAAATTATTAAAGAACAAGAAAATTGTCCGAAAAAAATTGATTGGAATCAAAAAATTACAGAAACAAGTTGGAATAATAATTTTACAAGTTTTAATTTTGGAACACAAGATAATGAAAAAATTACACAAACAAGTTTTAATTTTGGAACACAAGATGAAAAAAATTCAAATTGGAAATGGGGGGGGCAAACAGGAATCTGGAAACAACAGGAATCTGGAACGCAAACAGAAACTAGTTCTGTTGTTTTATCAAACGAATTAGTTGTTTTACATAATAATATTGTTCCAAATGTTCCATGCAATACACCAATTACAATAAAAGATATTCAAAATGATTTAAATAAATTAGAATCCCCAACATCTTCAATGGAAGTTTTTCATACAATTGATTCTATTGATTCTATCAATTTAAAATTAGTTAAAACACCAGTTAAACAACATACTTCTTCTAGTGGAAATGAAAGTGAAAGTGAAAGTGAAAGTGATAGTTCTTCTGATGAATCGGAGAATGGAACTTATACAACATTGGAGAATCAAAAACCAAAAAGACGCAAAAGATCTGTAAGAACTTTATGTGTTATTGATTCAAGTTCTTCAGATGATGAAGATGAAACAGAACAACCTAGTTGGAATGAATGTATAATGGAAATTTTGGATGAATGTCCAAAAACAGCACAGAAAATTGGCGATATTATGTCAATGAGATTTCCAAAAAAAATGGTAGGAAAAACGTTTTCGCATACTATAAATGAAAGATGTCAATCTTTAGTAGAAGATGGACGAGCACAAAGAATGAAATCTGAAAATAATAGATTTAAATATTTTGTTTAAATATTATTTAGATATAAAATTAATGATTATTTTACGGGACTGAAATATTTTTATAAAATTGAAATAAAAATAATTAAACATAATAAATTTATTTTATCATGCTTCGAAATTCAAATAATAATTATAATAATCTTAACGATAACGATAATAATGTTGAAACTACTTTTACAGTTATTGAAAAATATAAAAGATATTTCCGTGTATCAGTTATTATAAGCGGTGTAATAATATTAGCATTAATCTTGGCTTTAATATTTACTTCTGCTAAACAGGTCAAACAATGTTCTAATTGTGACAATAATTATACAGATGTCGCTTATTTAGACGATGAAATGAAAAAAAGTATTTTAACAAAAATCAATGACAAGATTGATCCGTGTAATGATTTTTATGAATATTCTTGTAGTAATTTAAAATTACCAAAAGGAATGCAACATATTAGCATATGGGAATATATGGCTGAAGATATACAAACTAAACAATTTGAAATTTTATCTAAACATTTTGAATTTATTTCACCATATTACGATGAATGTTTAAAAACATCAAATGAAGACATTAGTAATTTTTTGACAAAATACTTAATGGAAATTAATAGTATAACTGATATAAATTTATTTTTACAAAAATTAGGTGATTTAAGACAATCACAAATGGAAAATTATGTACTTTTTAGTTCTAATATAATGGGCGATTTTCATTATGAAGATCAATATATGTTATATTTATTACCTCAAGAAGTATTTTTAAATTCTTCTACAATTACCCAATTTCTATTAGAATTAAGTTTCCCTGAAAAACTTATTGAGAATGTTATTTTATTAAATGATAATTTAGAAAAAATTTCTAAATCATATGATACTATAGAACAAATTATAAATAATACGGAAAGAATGACTACATCAAATTTTAAAAATATAACAAATATTCCAATTACTGAATTTTTAAATACATTTGCTAAAAATGTTAGTGGTGATATTAAAAATATTGAAAAATTAAATATCGTAGGATTAGAATATTTTACAAATATGAACAAAATTTTAATAAATACTGATATAGAAATTTTAAAAAGTTATTTAATTTTATATTTTTTTATACAATTTCCATTTATGTCAAATCAATTTAGTAACAAAAATTATTGTTTGGAATTAACAATAAATGAATTTTCAGACTATTTTTCACATAAATTTATTATCGAAACATTTCCACCCCGTGATAAAATTTTTGCTGAAGAACTTGTTGATACAATTTATGAACATATGGGAATTCGTTTAAAAAATGTTGATTGGTTAGATGAACAAACTAGGGAAGAGGCAATAAATAAATGGGCTTATATTCAAAAAAATATAGCATATGTAAATAAATGGCTGGATTATAGTAATATAAAATTAACAAATGATTTCTTTGAAAATTTTATTTATATAAATAAGTTTCAAAATTCCTTGATGATATCAAAAATTGAAGAAATAATTGATAGAAATGAAATGGGGAATGATATGATATTAAATGCTGCATATAATCCTACTCAAAATTCAATAAATTTATATTCTGGTCTTATGAGAAAACCAATATTTTCACCCAATCTCCCCTTTATTTTAAATTTAGCTGCTTATGGTTCAGTAATCGGACACGAAATTACACATGGATTTGATAATAATGGTAGAATGTTTGGTAAAAATGGTTCTTATAATAATTGGTGGACTAATAAATCAGAAACTGAATTTACTGAACATACTCAATGTTTAGTAAATCAATATAATGAATATACATTTTGTGAAATGTTTCCAAATGATAAAAATTGTGATATCAAAATGAATGTAAATGGCGAACATACACTTGGAGAAAATATAGCAGATTTAGGAGGAGTAAATTTAGCATTTAATTCGTACAAAGAATATGAAACAAAATATGTTCAAAAAGAAGATATTTTACCTGGATATTCTAATGATAAATTATTTTTCATTTATTTTGCTCAAGTTTGGTGTGAGAAACAGACAATAAATTATGCTATTCAATCAAATAGTTTTAAAAATGAACATTCACCTAATAAATTTAGAGTTAATGGTGTAGTATCTAATATGCCAGAATTTGCTAATGCATTTCAATGTTCTAATACATCTAAAATGGGTAAATCTTTAACTAATGAAAGATGTGAAGTTTGGTAAATATTTATAATATTCTTGTTGATATTGAACAATCTAACGATTGAATTTTACCCAATAATTCCTTGTCCATATTTGAATCTAATTCAACAATTGTTACACCAATCTCTTTCTGTGTTGATAAAACTTGATTACTTATATTTATACCTTTTAAAACATCGTTTATTGATTGTAAAGAACCTGGTTGATTTTTATGAATATTAATAAATCTAGTTCGCCCAGATACTGGCAAATCAACTTCTGGAAAATTAACTGAACCCAATGATGTACCACATTCAATATAATTAATTATTTTATTTGCTACATCTGTTCCAATTCCTATTTGAGCTTCTTCAGTTGATCCTCCCATATGAGGAGTTAATATAGTATTTGGACATTTTTGTAAACAATTTATATAATTATTTGTATTTTTTTTAGGTTCTTCTGGATAAACATCAAAAGCAGCTCCAGATAAATGTCCATCTTTTAATGCTTTAGATACAACTTCTATATCAATAACCTTACCACGAGATGCATTAATTAAATATGATCCTTTTTTCATCATCATTATATTATCCTTATTAATCATATTTTTTGTATAATTCGTCAATGGGACATGAAATGATACAAAATCAGATTTTTCAAGTAATTTATTAAATGATTCCATTTTTTTAGCATTGTTATACCTCAATTTAGGTATAATATCATAAAATATTACATTCATACCCATATTACTAGCTAATTGGGACAATTGAGTACCAATTGAACCATAACCAACAATACCTAAAGTTTTTTCCCTTAATTCATAACAATTTTTTGAAGTTTTATTCCAAATACCATTATGCATTTCATTATTTTTATCCCCAACTTTTCTTGATAACATAACCATGTAACCAATAACCAATTCGGCTACACTTCTAGTATTTTCAAATGGTGAATTAAATACTGGAATTCCAAGTCTATTAGCACAATCTAAATCTGTTTGATCTGTTCCTATACAAAAATGACCAATCGCTATTAAATTTTTACCATTTTCTAATATATCCTTTGTTAATGTAGTTTTACTTCTAATACCAATTACATTAATATCTTTTATTTTTTCTTTTAATTCATCTTGTGTTAGTTGATTTATTTCTTCAACATCATAACCTTTATTTCGTAAAATATTAGCTGCAACACTTGAAATTTTATTCAATAATAGAAATTTTTTTTTTGTTTGATTTAACATTTTTAGATTAAGTTATAAACTTACTTATTATTTTTATTTTTATATATAAATCGTTAATTTTATAATTATATATAGGATAAATACAAAAATTAAAATAAAAATTGATATATTATATTAAAAGTAATCAAAAATGGCAGAAAAATTTTACTATCCTAGTGCTCCACCACAAGAAATGTCAGTGGTAGAACAAAATCAAAGTAATAGTTTTTATCCAAATTTAAATCAACCTGGTTTAGTTTATGATAAAAATATTATTGAATTAGAACAAAGTATTTCAAATATTTTTAAAAAATATAAAATACAAAAAAATGATAAAACATCTTATAAAACATCTTATAAAAATATGATGATTGAAATTGATACAATAACAAGACAATTTAATTCTCATCATAATTTGAATGAAAAAAATGAAATGAAAGACGAAAATCAACAACCACAAAATACTACTTATCATGATTTAAATTTTGAAAAATTTGAACAAAATTTTAAATTATGTCAATATTATTATTCAAAAGGACAACAAGATTTATTTACACACGTAAATATAATTAAAGCAAGAAAAAATGAATTAAAAAATATGAGACAAATACCCGGTCATTTACAACGTCAAGTATATGATGAGATGAAAATGTGCGAATCTTTACATTTAAAACATAAAAATGAATTTGAACATAAATACGGAAAATTCAAAAAATTTAAACAAAAATTAAAAGAAAAAAAGAAACAAGAAAATTTAAGAATTGGTAAATATAAAAATTTTATGAATAAAAGTTTCTAATTTAAAATATAAAAAAAATCTTTTATAATTAATATAATAAAACAAATGGCTATTCAATCTGTTACAGTTAAACATAATGGAAAAAATTGTAAAGTTTATAAAGGGCAAAAAGGAGGTATGTATATTGTTCGTAAAAATAGAAAAGTTTATTTACAAAGTGGTTCTGGAAAATTTGCGGATCTTAGAGCAGCAGCAGCAAAAAAATTTGCAGTAGCAAAAGGTGTGGTAAAATCCGCAGCAACAACTGTAGGAAATGTCGCATCAGCAGCAGTAAAAACTGTAGGAGATGTTGCATCAGCAGCAGCACAAAGTATGCCAATATCTTCTGCAGTACAAGGTATTAAAGGTGTAGGAAGTGCTTTAGTCAGTATGATTGGAGGTTCTATGTATCTCCAAATGAGCGAACAATTCGGCGGACAAGGTATTTCTGTCAGAATTAATGGAAAATATAGAAAAGTATTTACAACAAAAACTGGTAAATTTTATTATAAACAGCAAGGTAAAAAAGTATACATTAAACAAGGCGGAACTGGGTTTGCTTCTATATTTAAAACAATTGGTTCAAAAGCAATGCCATTCATAAAAGATTTTGCTATGGAACAAGGAGCAAATATGCTTCAAAGTGCAGTAGCACCAGTAGTAGCACCAGTAGTAATGGCACCAAGACCAGCACCAGTAGCAATAGCACCAGTAGCAGCACCAGTAGCAATAGCACCACTACCAGTAGTACAAGCAGGAGGAGCTAGAACAGTTGGCCCAGCATATGTTCTTATGCAAAAAGGTGGAAATGGTTTGAAAGTAAGAAATGGAAGAAAAAATGTTAATGTTTTTGTAACAAAAGGTGGAAAATTTTACTATAAAGAAAATGGTAAAAAAATCATTGTTCAAAAAGGAAGTAGCTTCTTTAAAAAAATGGCAGCAAAAGCAGCAGCAGTAGCAGCAAAAGCAGCAAAAGCAGCAGCAAAAAATCCTGCATTAATGGCAGTTGTCCAAGACGCTAAACAAGCAGCAAAAGCAGCAGCAAAAAATCCTGCATTAATGGCAGCTGTCCAAGACGCTAAACAAGCAGCAAAAGCAGCAGCAAAAAATCCTGCATTAATGGCAGCTGTCCAAGACGCTAAACAAGCAGCACAACAACAAGCAATGGCAGCTAATCCAGCAGCAGCTCAAATAATGGCAGGTGTTATACCAACAGCTCAAACAATGGCAGCACAAGCAGGTGTTGCAGGTGTTTTACCAACATTATTACCACCAGTAGCAGCACCAGTAGCAATAGCACCAGTAGCAGCACCAGTAGCAATAGCACCAGTAGCAGCACCAGTAGCAATAGCACCAGTAGCAGCACCAGTAGCAATAGCACCAGTAGCAGCACCAGTAGCAATAGCACCAGTAGTACAAGCAGCTGGTTCCTGTAAAAGAAAAAATTGTCCTTGTGGAAAAAAATGTAAATGTGGAAAAAATTGTAAATGTATAAAAAGAGGCGGTTCCTGTAAAAGAAAAAATTGTCCTTGTGGAAAAAAATGTAAATGTGGAAAAAATTGTAAATGTATAAAAAGAGGCGGTTCCTGTAAAAGAAAAAATTGTCCTTGTGGAAAAAATTGTAAATGTTAAATAATTAAATTATTACATAAATTTTTAGATTATTTTTAATTTTAATTACTAAAATTAAAAATAAATTAATAAAATAAATAAATATTTACCATACAACATGGTATGAATAAAGCGGATGATAGATATTTCTATGACCTCGTGAATATAGAATACAATAACCAATTCCCGCAAGTACAACAATTGTACCTAATATACCTAAACAAATAATACTAAGTATTTCCATTTTAATATTTTAATATTTTAATATATTACTAAATCTTTATATAAAGATTTAGTATTAATAATAATTATCATAAACTATGTATAAAATACTATTATTTCTTTTCACATTTATTATATCTAATTCTAATTCTGAAATACAAATAAATAAATTAAATAATTGGGAAAATTGTGGAACTCCATCTGATCATATTCATAACTTAGATATTTCTTATACACCAGAAATAATATCAAAAGGTTCGAACTGTTTTTCGTATTCTTATTCAACTTTACGTATCAATAAAAATGAAAGAAAACGAAAGTAAATCAAAGCAAAATTAAAACAATAATTATAATAT